ACCGGTGGCGAGCGATTTTTTTGGGGTTGCAGGTGGGTCCCACTTTACAGGAAAAGGATAACTGGACTGGATCAATCTTATTGGGCCGTCTTTTATTGGGCTTTGAATGGAATTTGTATTGGGCCTTTTATTAAATTATGTAAGTTAAGATATTATTTATTGATATTATTGATATCATAAATATACACTCATACACTTGCACTCGTATACACACTATATAAATCATGTACATTAATATCAATCACTGGAGCCTCGTGCATCATCAGGATATCAATAGTCTCGACCATGTCCTCTTGCCGGAATTCTCCTGTGTGTTTATCCTTGTACATGACCTTTAACAGCTGACATACCCTTTCTTCAAGACGGTTGAAGTCAAATGGACCTGTGAACCCATGATGGCCGTATGGGATTAAGAACTTGGTCTTGGCTATTGCCGGTGACCGTGTGGATACCAAATCCACCTGAACGATGATGGAATAATTGTTGGTCAACCTCACATTCACAGTGAACTCCATCCCTCTCTTATTATCATATTTGATCGTCATTGTTAATTCTGTGGGTCTAAACATGATTTATGGACATAATTCATATACGTGGTCTAATATGTAGCATATGAATGTTAGTGGAGATATGTATGATTGATAGTTACATAACTATCAATCATCGAAAACGGATGAGAAAAGGAAAAACGGAACTGAAGAGGAAAAACAAAGAAAAGAAACAAGGATATATTATTTATGAAAGAAATGGGAGCGCAGCGAATCGAAACAGGAAAACCCAAGGAAAGAGAAAAAATAAAAAGTAAAGAGAAAAAAAAATATAAATTCGAAAACGTCATCGTTTGAGAGTAATAAAAAAAAGAAAAAACAAAATTAGAACCGAGAACGTTGTCGTTTGAAGGTGACTGGGTGGTTTTACCATTTACTGGGTGGTAAATGGTAAGTGAGTTGAAGAAGGGTTAAAAAATAGAGACTCTGATAGGTAAATGAGTCTCCGATATATCGGTAGTCAATTGGAGACAGATAAATCCTGCCTTCCTAAAATACCGATAGGTAAATGATCACCAATATCCCCAATTGATCACCGATTTGATCACCGATATATCGGTGATCAATAATTGTGAAATGACTAAAATACCCCTTTCCCTGTGTCTGGAAGGCGCGTGTTAGTGGACTGAAAAAGTAGGTTTTCTCTCTCCTAAAACTCACCGGACCTCCGATTAAGGCACTTCCGGTCATCAATTCACGACACGCGCGGCGGTGTGTACCCCTGGGAGGGTAGGTACCACTACGCTACGCAGCAGCCTTAGCTACGCCGGAGCTTAGCTCGCCACCGTTCTAATATT